AGAAACTTAAAAGAGGCGTTTGTAATGAAAGCCATTGAAGAAAGTAAAAAGGGCAAGTTGTGTGTAATGCTATTGCCTGTATCAACTTCTACAAAATTATTCCATGAGGCAATACAGCCAAACGCAAATGAGATCCGATTTGTAAAAGGTCGTGTAAAATTCGTTGGAGTAAATACCAAAGGAGAATTAGTAAATGATAAAGCCCCAATGCACGATAGTATGATCGTTGTTTTCGGGTGCGGTGGCAGAAAAAATAATGTCGCCTAACTAATGTATTTGCGAAACAAATGTAATACAAAATGAAGCAACTAACTAAAATCAAATCAATTAGGATTTCATCAATTCAAAAGGAATCGTTGAATAAATTGAAAGATTACAACGTTAATGTATCAAGATTTATTCGTTCTGCAATTCGTGAAAAGATTTCTAAAGAATGGAAGTCAATTAAAGAGAAAAAAGAACGGGTTAAAATGCCTTTTTAAAAACACACGCAATCCAGCGTGAAGGGATAATAGCGGTGAATCATATTTCACCAAAAAAATTAGTAGCGGTTATTGTGTTCCGCTTTTTTTACTATCTTTGAATAATGAACAGAAACATATCAAAATTTTGACTATATTTGTATCATGAAGAAATCAAAACTATTAATTTTTGCATCAATTCTTTTTATGTTTTCATGCGAAAAAACGTACAACTGCCACATAACAACAAGTGATGGAACAACAACAACCGAAGCGGACTATAAATTTACTGGCACTTCAAAAGAAATGAAAGATTTTGAAAACTCTGCCGTAAATTCAAGCCTGATAACCCAAACAATTGACTGTAAATGAAAAAACTTAAACCTATTGGCCTTTGGATTGTAAAATGGATTATAAGTCCACCATTAATCATTTTGGCGATCATACCTATCCTTTTAGGAATCGTTATTGGAGCATTTTGGACGGCATTTAAAAGTGGTTGGAACTTAATGTAAACAATGGAGAAGCAATCAATTCACAACAAGGTAGAAAGCGAACGCGCGCACTTTCAAAAGGCAAAGAAAGACGCAATAGCACTAATCGACGAAAAAGTAACCAATTGGAAGGATAAAAAACGCGAGTACAAAGCACTATCAAAAAAAACATTCTGCTACTACGTTAAATCAAAAAAACAACTAGAGCAAGAAAGACTACAAGAAAAAATTCAATCAATTCAACAACAGTTAAGTGAAAGCAAAACAGATTGACATATCAAAAATCAAAATCAACCCTAACAATCCAAGATTAATTAAAGACGATAAGTTCAAAAAACTTGTTCAATCTATAAAAGATTTTCCTGAGATGTTGGAGCTCCGTCCTATCGTTGTAAACTCTGAAATGATAGTTTTGGGGGGCAACATGAGATTAAAAGCGTGTAAAGAGGCAGGATTACCAATGGTCGCACGAACCTTGTTTATATGGTTGGAAAGAAGGCGCATCCCATAGTTGGTACAGTGATAGAAAGCAGACAACTGTTCTTAATTTTAATAAACCATCAAGAAATGCAGAACATCCAACAATGAAACCGATTGAATTATTTTCATATCAAATAAAAAACAGTTCAAAACAGGGTGATATTGTGGCGGATGCGTTTGGTGGTTCTGGAACAACAATGGTGGCTTGTCATCAAATAGAACGAACTGCGTATTTGGTTGAGTTTGACCCAAAATACTGTCAAGTTATAATAGATAGAATGATAAAGTTAGACCCAACATTACAAATAAAAAAGAACGGAGTTCATTATGGCATACGATAAGAAGAAGATATTTAATCAGGCTAAAGAAATGATTGTGAAACACAAGCTATTCTTTATTGAAGATATTGTTGCTTTTGTGCCGTGTGGCAAGACAGCATTCTATGAGTTTTTTCCAGTAGATTCGAACGAAGCGAACACACTAAAAGGTTTGCTTGAGATAAACCGCACAGAACTCAAAGTATCAATGCGTTCCAAATGGTATAAATCAAATGCACCTGCGTTGCAAATGGCATTGATGAAATTAATTGCAACACCAGAAGAGTTGAAAAAATTATCAATGACTTATGTAAGTTCTGAAAACACGAATAAAAACGTTGAAATGTCGAAAGAAGAGATGGAAGAGGAATTGAAAGCCATCAAAAAACGCCTTCCCCAGTAAAACCGCTTGTCTATATGGTGACGATGGGAGACAAATCTACTTTACAATCTGACATTTTAAGGGCAAAATACTTGCTTAGAAATATTGAAAAATTAGAATCACGTTCAAATCTATTTGACTTTACCAAATACACACAGCCGAACTTTGACGATAGTAACTTTCACAAGACTTACTACCACGTATTAGATTTATTTGCTAAAGGAATTATAAAGAAATTAATGATTACCATGCCACCCCAACATGGCAAAAGCCAAGGCTCAACACGTCAACTACCTGCATACTTATTCGGTATAAATCCAAATCTAAAAATAGCGGTTAGTTCTTACAACTCAACATTTGCACGTAAATTCAATAGGGATATTCAGAGAATAATTGACGCGCAGGAATATCACGAGGTGTTTCCTTTGACACTACTAAACGAGTCAAACGTGGTAACGGTTTCGGATTCATATTTAAGAAATAGTGAGGAATTTGAGATAGTTGGATTCAAAGGTAGTCTAAAGGCAATCGGTAGAGGTGGAGCGTTGACTGGTAACGCAGTTGACATTATGATAATGGATGATCTTTACAAGGATTACGCAGAGGGCAATAGCCCAATTATTAGAGAGTCTGTTATAGATTGGTACACTTCTGTTGTAAAAACTAGACTACACAACGATTCACAGGAACTTATTGTATTCACACGTTGGCATGAAGAAGATTTAATAGGGTGGCTCGAAAAAAAAGAGAAAGTAATAACGGTTGAAAAGTTTGAAGACTTATTAAACGTTGACACCGATACATGGGTAAAGATAAATTTCAGTGCAATAAAGGACAATGAACCGACGGAATTAGACCCACGAAAAAAAGGTGAGCCACTTTGGAAACTTAAACATAACCTAAAGAAATTAGAAGACACCAGGGCGCTTGATAGTGAAATGTTCAATTGCTTGTATCAGGGCAATCCAATGAGTTCTGAGGGATTACTTTACAAGCCTTTCAAAGTTTGGAAAACATTACCAGAATTAAAGATAAAAAAGGCTTACATTGATTCTGCTGACACAGGAAGCGACTATTTATGTGCAATAGTTTACGGATTACCACTAGCCACAACGGATAAGAATATTTACATTTTAGACGTGCTTTACACACAGTCACCAATGGAAATAACCGAAAGTTTAACCGCTGAATTTCTAATTAAAAACAACGTGAATATAGTTGACTGCGAGAGCAACAACGCAGGGCGTTCATTTAGCCGTGTAATAGATCAATTGACACCTTCATCAGTGACCGTTCAAACGTTCACGCAATCGAATAACAAAGAAAGCCGTATATTTAGTCAATCGGCATCAGTTAACAATCAATTGGTAATGCCTGAAATGTGGTCTATAAATCATGCGGAATTTTACGACCATGTTGTACGATTCAAAAAAATGTTTAAGGCCAATAAACACGATGATGCTCCCGATTGTTTGACTGGAATAATTGAAATGAACAACTCAAAACCTTTTGATTTTTTTTAATATGGTAAAAGACAATTTAAAAATACTCCGAAAAAAGCGTAAATTAAGTCAACAACGTGTTGCTGATATGCTACAAATAAAACGTTCAACTTATTCGGGATGGGAAAACGGAATCAGCGAGCCTAATATTGCGATGTTAAAAAAGTTCGCTCTTTATCATAAAATTACTTTAGATTTGCTTTGTAAGTAAATTTATTTGTATCTTTGGCTCTGTTCGTAGTCGATAACCAAACAAGATTTTATTGGTGGGATTTATCCCATAACATTGAAAGCCCCTCTGCATCGACTCCGTAGGGCTTTCTTTTTTTTATACATACGAGTTATAAGTTTCGGAACGATGACAAAAAAACCGAGTTTAAATAAAGTGTATAAAGGATGAGTAATAAACGCCTGTAATTGGTGGCAATGTGCGATAAACTCACAACCACCGACTTGCACAAATAACAGGTTGGATATAAATGTACGGGCTTGGTTTTGGCTACGTACAACGTTCACGAGTAACGTCAAGGGGTATCGTATTTATTATTTGTCTATCTCTTAAATGTAGAGGCAATTCTTGCACTTGGTATGTGCAAGGGTATAGAGGAAGTTATGTAAAATAGTCGCTTAAAAAACCGTCAACAACAAATTTCAAACAAAGAACCTAACGTTATTACATTGTAATTTCGCTCACAGATGGTTCAATCCTTTTGGGATAAAGTTAAAACATTGTCAACTCTTGACAAAAAAGGGTTTGATAATTTCACCCCTATAAACGCCATAAATTCAATGTGGGGTTTTGACTCAATTGACGGGTCAATAAAATCACAACAAAACCTTATTGATATTGGTTACGGGCAAAATGTAACAGCCTATTCAATCATAAAAACAATAGCCCAAACTGGAGCAAATATTCCGTTAAAATTAGTTTCAATAAATAAACTAGGTGAGAGAGTAGCCGTTGAAAAGGGAGAGTTATTCGAAACATTAAAACGTCCTGCAACGATGCAAGGTGAAAGCCTATCAACGTATGATTGGATGGAAATGGCGTTGACGTATCTACTAACTACTGGTAATTTATATCAACGCGGAATAAAAGCAACTGGATTTGGTGATATTTGGTTTCAATTAGAATTTTTGCCAAGCGGAGTTACAGCCCCAATAGTGCCTAACTCTTTTTTTGCTACTCCAAAAGGTTACATGGTGAACGATATGTACACCGATTTTACCGTGCCCTTTGACGATGTATTACACACTAGATTTATAAGCCCAACAACATACGGCCTTAACAATTTTCTAGGACTTTCACCACTTCAATCAGCTGTATATTCATTAACAGGTTCAACCGACATTCATAAGGCCATTGCTGTCATGGTTAAAAATCAAGGGGTGAGGGGTGTCCTTACGAATGAGGGTGAACGTGCAATGACTCCAGAAGAAAGATTATTAGCTCAATCAATTGCTGATTCAAAACTTTCAGGACTTTCGAAATTCAATAAGGTAATGGTGAGTAATTCCAAAATGAACTATTTACAAATTGGAATGAGCGCGACTGATTTAAAAATTATTGAATCAGGGGTTTTAACAGATAGACAATTGGCCAATGCTTACGGGTTTCCATCGGTACTATTAAACGACCCTGCAAATACTTCTTACAACAATCAGCAAACAGCTTATAAAGCACTTTACACACGTGCAACTATTCCAGTAGTCAACAAGGTTTTGGATGACTTAAATAATGTTTGGTTAAAACAATGGTCAAAACGTGACAAGGTTGTTTATGAACTTGAATTAGATACAACAAATATTGAAGCGTTGCAAGGTGATTTAATTGTAGATGCACAAAAAGACAAAGTTGTAAGCGATGCAATCGTGGCTGTATTATCAGCACCAATAAGTCAAGAAAGTAAAATTCAAACACTTATTTACACACATCAAATTGATCCAGACGTGGCAAAATTAATCGTAGGCAATCCAATACCATTACCAACACCTGTACAAAGATGAAACTAGAAGATAAATTAAAGACTCATTACCAAGTAAAAGCAGTCAATATCATGTTGAGTGACTTGGATGAAGGTAGCCGAAAAGTAAAAGGGTACTTCGCGTCATTCGATACGATTGATTCTGACATGGACGTTATCCGAAAAGGAGCATTCGCAAAATCAATTCAAGAAAAAGGAGTTGATTCAACTAGCAATAGAAAAATTGCACACTTACGTAACCATGATTGGGAGCAACAAATAGGTAAAATCTTAGAATTAAAAGAAGATTCAACAGGACTTTATTTTGTAAGTCAATTAGGACGTTCAACAAAAGGTGAGGATGCTTTTTTAGACTATCAAGACGGAATTTTACGCGAACATTCAATTGGTTTTAATTACGTACAAGACAAAATTAAACACGTTCCAGAATCAACATTTTCGCCAGACGGGCATTTTGAAGTTTTAGAAGTGAAACTTTGGGAAGGTAGCGCGGTAACATTCGGTGCCAACTCTTTAACGCCTGTATTAGACGTTGCAAAAGGTCAAGACAAAGCATTACAATTTAAAAAACTGACTGAATTATCAGAGGCATTTTTTAAGGCAATCAAAAACGGAAAAGGAACAGATGACCGTTTGGAAAATATCGAAGCAATGTTCAAACAGATACAACAGTTACAGCAATCACTTATTGAATCGAAGCCGTCAGTTAAAGACACTTCAATTACAACTGAGCCGAAGCGTAACGATTATCATAATTCACTAATAAAATTATTAACTAACTAAAAACCATAAAGAAATGGAATTTAAAACTAAATCGGCTGAAGAAATTAAAGCCATGTCAACTGAGGACTTGCACGTCTATTATTTGGCTAAAGAAAAAGATACTTCTGAAAAATTAGAAGTAAGATTGAAAGCTTTAGAAGTGGAAAAAGATTCAAAGAAATTTGAAGAACTTTCTGCCGAAGTAAAAGCAATGAAAGAAGAACAATTCGACGCAATGAAATCGGCATTAAAAGAGCAAGGATTGATTGTTGAGAAACTTCGCAACGGTCAATTGACAGCAGGACAAATTGTTGATGCTGAAAAATCAATTGAGCAAGTTCTAAAAGAACAAAACGAAAACTTCAAAAAAACAAAAGCAGACCGTCACGAATTTAAGTTCGACGTTTCTATGCCACGTTCACACAAGGCGGTTGGAAACATGACTTTCGCTGCGAACGTTACAGGCACAATGCCACAAGCATTGAGATTGCCAGGAGTAAATGACATTGCAGAAGTTTCCGCTGTTATTTATAACTTGATTCCTAAATTGAATGTTGAAGGAAACACAATCGAGTGGGTTTATGAAGATGCTCAAGAAGGCGCTCCTGCATCGACTGCGGAAGGTGCTGTAAAAAACCAAATCGACAACAATTTTGTTGTTACTTCAGTAGCATTGAAAAAATACACAGCTTACTTCACGGTATCAACTGAGATGTTAGATGATGTAAATTTCATGTCAACTTGGTTGCGTAACAAATTGTTAGTTCGTTTGTTTGTTGTAATCAACAACGCTATTTTGAATCACACTGGTTCAGGTAACAACTTGACTGGTATCATTTCATTGGCAACTACATGGGCTGCTGGTACATTTGCGCTTACAGTTGACAACGCTAACAACGTCGATTCATTGGTAGTTGGATTGAACCAAGTAAAATTGGCTTACCAATCAACTAACAATTTAGCAATCATCATGCACCCGTCTGATGTAACCGCTTTGAAATTAATCAAAGTAAGTTCAACGGATAAGAATTACGTGATGCGTCTTGCTGAAGTTGGTTCAACAATGATTTTGGATGGTTACCCAATCATCGAAACAACTCAAATAACAGCAGGTACATTCTTGATTGTTGATTTTGGTAAAATGTTATTGGCTCAAAAATCAGGCATGAGCGTACAAGTGGGATTGAACGGAAACGATTTAATCAACAACACGCGTACAATCGTTGCTGAGTGGAGAGGTCAGTTAATCATTGAGAACAACGATAGAACTGGTATCATCAAAGGTACATTCGCTACTACTAACGCAGCCTTAGAGACTGCATAATATTAATTAGGGGGTGTAAAAAGCCCCCTTAATTTAAAAACTATGAAAGTAGAAATTTTAAAAGACGATGAGTCAGGATTACTCAAAGGCCAAATCAAAAACTTATCAGTAACAGATGCCCGAGCCATTGTTGAAATGGGAATTGCAAAATTTGTTGATGTTGAGAAAAAACCTAAAGTAAAAAAAGAAAAATAGATGTCATTAACAGCTCCATCAGATTACATTGGTCAGTTTAAGATTCCAGTAAATCAGTTTACAACGACTGATTTACAATCTTATATTGATAAGTACGAAAAGAAATACCTAACAGATTTGTTAGGCGTGGAACTTTACGACTTATTCATTGCTGATATTGTTTCAAATGTTCCTGTTACTGCTATTTACCTTGCAATTTACAACGCTTTTGCTGAAGATGACACCGTAGGGAGTGGATGTCAACATCGTTCTGAAGGTATGAAAGAAATGATTAAAGGATTTGTTTACTTCCATTTCACACGTGACTTGTATTCACAATCACAAATGAATGGAAAAGTAAAGAATGAATTTTCAAATTCTACACAAGCCCGAATGTTGGAGACAAACATGAATGACAACTTCAATGAATCGGTTAAAACGTACAAGCAAATTCAATGGTACATAGATGATAACTTAACTCTTTATCCAACTTTTAACGGCTTTGATAAAGAATATATTTCATGGCTTTAAAAAATTATTAACTAAAATAAAAAACTAAAAATTATGGCATTTTGCTCATGCACAGATGGAATAATCAACTTCGGTCAACCCGTATGTATTGATTCATTCGACAGAGTAGCACGAATTGTATTCGTCAACTACCAAGACAACGCAGGCGCAGTCAATTCAATTAAAACATCTGATTTTACATCAGGAGTATTGAACGCTGCATACTTCGCTGGAAAACTAAACGACACTGATAAAAGTCAGCGTTGGTATCTAACAGAAACAATCAATATGGTTGAGCCTGTTAGAGAGGACAATGTTACTCAAGAAATTGACGGGATTATGTACAACGTTGCACAAGGCGTTAAAACATTCTCCGGTCAGTTCAACGGTGGTGTTGCCTCGCCTAAATACTCAGGTGTTCTAAAATCTTTAGGATGTCAACAAATGGGTTACTTCTATTTTGACGTACAAGGCAACATCGTTGGCTCATGGAATGATGTTACGGGTGAATTAGACCCTATCAAAATTCAAAGAAACACATTCCAAGTTAAATACATTGAACCTACAAAAACAACAGTTCAAGGTATTCAATTAAAGTTTATGATTGGTGAACTTGAAAATGATGCTGATTTGAATTACATTCCTGCGTCAGATATTACTGCCGATTTAGAGGCTTTGCGTTCAATGATTGATGCAGAGTTTACCGCTGCAACATCAATTACAACAACAGGATTTGTTGTTACACTTGGATATGTTTACGGAACTGCCTTTACTAATCAACCGTATGTTGGCGGTATCACGGCAAACTTTACATTGACAGAAGTAACACCAACGCCAGGAGCAATCACAATTACTTCGGTAACCGAAAGTTCGACCATTCCAGGCAAGTACACATTTGTAATTCCTGCTCAAACATCTGGAGATGCATTGTCTTTGGACTTCACAAAAACAGGATTTGAAGCGGATGCAATCACTATCACTATCCCATAATGGTAATATACAAAGACCATAACGGAACGACAACGTTTGGAGACCATGTTAAGTCTTTCACTTACGCACAATTAATTGATGCGTTTGCAGGAAAACATGACATTGGAAAACTAGCTAAAGTTCTAGGGATAAAAGTTGAAAAGGTGGGAGAGCCGACTTTTAAATCAATCCCTGCAAAGGTGATTAGAGAAAAAAAGAAAGATTAATCCAACGGGGGAGAGCCTAAAAATTCTCCCCTTCTTTTTATGTTGTTCGACCAAACGTCACTATATCAATATGCCAATCGGTTAATCGTTTTGAACGGTCAAGAAAATTGGATATTTAAAAAGGTGTTGGATGTTGAACCACTGAAAAGAAAAATAATAGAATTAAATACTGAGAGACAATTAGGAGACGAAGGTATTAATGCACTTGGTAGAATAATTGGACTTTACAGTTATGCTACGCAGTTTTTGAGTGGTGGAAGAAAAAGAGCAGGAGACCCATTTACGTTAAATGACACGGGTGCATTTTGGGCTAGTTTTAATGTGAAAGTAAGTCAAGGATTTATCACAATAGATGCGGACGGGAACAAAGGAGAGGATGATATTTTGGATAAATACGGAATTGATGTATTAGGATTAACGGATGAGAATTTACAGATATTAATTGAAGATGCAAAACAACTCTACATCGAATATTACAGGCTCGTTTTATGAGAGCATTGATGAGATGCCGATTTATAATTGGAATAAGATTATTGAAACTGGTGATTTGAAATGGATTTTTAAAAATGGTGGTAGAGTAACAAAAAAATTAGGTGAAGTTTGGGTGAAATTACAAGACGAATATTTTTTAGAGTTCGGACTTGATGACACTTTTAAAAAACAACTTCGATTAATGAAAGAAGTAATTAAATTGAATGATGAATTTATCCAAAACGGAGACCGTTCAATTTTAAATTTAATACATATTTCAGAGGTTGATTTACAAGCAACAAAAAAAGGAAACACAATGCGGTTTTATGACCTTTTGGATAGAGTAATGAGTATCAAAAAAATGTACATAGACCCCAAACAATATACAGTAGTTCAGTGGTACTACACTCTTAAAAATTTAGCAAATGGCCAAACAGATTAAGGGTACTGACATAATTGAACCAAAGCATTTACAAGAGGCGGTCGAACAGGCTAGGCTTCTTAAACAGGCGTATTCAGATTTGGATAAGCAAGTAAAAATCACATCAACAAGTTTAAAGAGTGCGGTTAGTGGTACGACTGGAAAAAACACAGCCGAGATAAGTGCAATTTCACAAGCTTATAAGAAGTCTAATGACGTAAAAAACTCAGCAATTTTAATTAGTCAACAATTAAAAAACGCAGAGGACGAAGAGGTGAAAGCAAAACTTCGATTGCAACAAGCAACGGCCACGCAAAAGAAATTATTAACCGAAGAAATAGCCTTAGAGAATAAAGAAATCGGTACGCTTCAAAAATTGGCAATTGAAAGCAATAAATTAAGACGTGAGCGCGAAAGATTGAATCTTGAAACGGCAACAGGGGTTAAGAGATTGAGCGAAATTAACGCTAAACTAAATCAAAATAACGCGCTACTCATCAAGTCAAGTGACACGATGAAAAAGCAAAAGTTGAACGTTGGGAATTATGCAGGCGCGGTAAGCAAATTGACGGGTGTACTTGGTCAACTTGGTTTGGCGTTCTCAGCCTTTACAATCATGCGAGATGCAATGGCAACAATGGTTAATTTTGAAAAGGCTACTGCATCATTAAGCGCAATTACAGGAGCAACTGGTCAAGACTTAACAAACTTAAAAGGAACTATTTTAGATCTGGCTACATCAATGAAAGTTGGCGTAACTGAAACAACTAAACTATTTGAAATTGTCGGCTCACAAATGCCACAATTATTAAAAGATAGTGAGGGGATGAAACGAGTTGCGGAGTCTGCAATTATTTTGAGTAAGGCTTCAGGAGACTCTATTGAAGCATCAACATTGGCAATGGCTTCTGTGATGAATCAATTTAGTTTAGAGGCAACTGAGAGTGCGCGTGTAATGAATGTACTCGCAGCAGGCTCTTTAGTTGGTTCAGCAGGGATTACCGACGTAAGCGAAGCAATGAAGAACTTTGGTTCGGTTGCTAGTGGCGCGAATATAACGGTTGAAGAATCGGTAGCTCTAATCGAGGTATTAGGAAAATTTGGCGTCGTTGGTGCTGAGTCTGGAACAAAATTAAGGGGGTCAATATTAAAACTACAACAGGCTTCATTTGGTTACGCTAGCGGACAATTCGAAGTAAACGATGCTTTAGAAGAGGCTAAATTACACATGGACTCTTTAGGTTCAGCGATGGAAAAAGACGCGTTTTTACAAAAGACTTTTGGTGCTGAAAACATATCTACTGGTAAAATATTATTATCAAATATTGGATTGTTTGAGGAATATACAAAAGGTGTGACGGGCACAAGTGTAGCGACTGAACAGGCATCTATCAATTCAGATACCATGTCAACGGTTATCAAAGAATTAAAATCGGCTTGGGAAAATTTGATTATAAAATGGAGTGAAGGAACAAATACTTTAGGCGGACTAAAGACTATTTTAAGATTTGTTGCAGACAATTTAGAGGCAATAATAGAGTGGGGAATAAAAGGTATCGGAGTTTGGAAGGCTCTAACGGTTGCAGTAAAACTATTCAATAAAGAAGGCTCTAAAATTGGCGGTTGGTTACAGATATTAGTATTAGTTGGTGTTGCTTTGTGGGAGGCTTTTAGCGCAACAACTGCATTGGAAAGAATTACATCAAAATACAACGAAGAGTTGGATGCAGAACATGCGAAAATGCAAGTGATGTATGAGAAATTAAAACTTACCAACGCAGGAACAAAAGAGAGAGGAAAATTGATTGATGAAATAAACTCAACGTATGGCACAACCTTACAAAATTTAAGTGACGAAACTGCTTTTTTAAATCAGTTAGAAGTTGCTTATAAGAGAGTAAATGCTGAAATGGAAAAAAGAATTTTAGCAAAGGTGATGGAGCAGGAATTGACCGAATTAATTACGAAAAAAAGACAGTTAGAACGCGAGGTTGCAGAGGGTGGTATCACAGGCCTCAGCGCTGACGTTTCTCAAATTAAATTAGACGCTACAATTTTTGAAATAAAAAGATTACAACAAGAAATGTTTTTGTTAAATCAACAAACTAGCGAAAGTGGTAAGGGCAGAACAACTTTAGGAACAAAAGATTTTACAAATAACATCGAAGAAACAACAGTTGCTGCTCACGATTTAACCAAAGAAACAGAAAATCTTTTAGAGATTCAAAAAGAGATGGCCAATATTGGTAAAGTTGGTGGTGGGGAAATTCAGAAAATTGATAATTCACAAATTGTTGACCCAGAAAAAGATTTTGACGCTATCAAAAAAGAAAACGATTTAATTTTAGAACGTATTCGACAAAGAAAAGAAAAAGAAAAACGTGAAGAAGAGGAAGCAATGGCGCGTAGAAAAAAGATGGCAGAAGATACAATTGATCTACTAAAAAAAGTTACGCAAGCCAGAATAAACGAAATTGATAAACAGATAGCAAAAGAGCGTGACCAATTAGAACAGTCACAATCACAGATTGATTATTTAAGACAGCAAGCTCTGAATGGCAATACTGACGCAGCGCAATCAATTAAGGCTGAGCAGGTAGAAATTGCAAACCAACAATTAGAAATTGAAAGACTAGAAAAAAAGAAACGAAACCTTTTGATTTTAACAACCGCTTTAGAAAGTGCAAGCCAAAAAATAAACAATGGAGACGCAAACGCTTTTAAAAATACTGGTCAAGAAATCGCAGATTTTATCGCTAAACTTCCGAAGTTTTTTGAAGGCTCTGGAACAACAATTGCTGAAAGTTTAGGCAAGCCTCAATTGTCTGGTCGTGATGGGTATATCGTTCGTGTTGACGGAAGCGAAAAGGTTTTAAATCCAGAACAAAGCGCAATGACAGGAACGATGACAACGGATGAAATTGCAAACGCAGCGTTAATG